GCTTCGTCCCACGGGTCCACGCCATCCAGGCCGTAATAGGCGCCGTTGGTTTCGACGTAGAGTGCGGCGATCATGAGCCACCCCCGTCCTGCTCACCACGGGCGGGGGCGAGAGCGGCTCTGGTGGCAGAGGTCCAAGCGTGGCAGCTTGGGTCGCGATGAGCGTCACCATACACATGCTGCAGGCGGGCAACGGACCCGCATGGGTGCAAGCGATCGGCAGCATCCTCGCAATATTGGTGGCTGTGGCCGTGCCCATCGTCATGTTCAGGCAAGAGCGCCGCCGCTATCAGAATGCCGGCCTGGGCCTCGCCCGCGAGGCAGTCGCTGCCATTAATCTCGTCGTGCATACTTGCGGCATAGCCGTCCCGAGGGCTGTTGATGCTCAGGCATTCGATCGCGACCGTTACGAACTCACTGTCGCAACGCTGGCGGAATACATGAAGCAATTCCCCGTCGATCGATTGGGAGATTCTACTGCCGTCAAAGCTTTTGTACGCATTGCCGGAGCTGCGGGAAATGCAGTCGCGATGGGCCAAGCTATCCAAGGAGGGGGCGGGGATGTTCGAACGCTCAACAATCTGCGAGCCAATGCAGAGAGAAGGCTGGAAGAGATGGAAGTCGCGTTGAAATCCAAAAGAGGCATCTTCAAGTACTTCTGACCGCCGCAGGACGCTGCCGAAAAGGCTATGCTGCTTCTTCACCTCTTCCGGGCTCTTGGTTGATTCAGGCATGGTGGGCCCCCTGCGATTTCGCGGCGCGGGCAGCAGCCAACTTCTCCAGACGGCGGGCCTTGCCATCAGCGCGAGCCGACAGGCGCTCAAGTTCGGACTGGTAGAAAGCGTGGGCCTTCTCGCGAGCCGCGGCTTCGGTGGCACCGTGAATGACGACCGGCGACCAGCCGATCTTGGAGCCGCCCTTGGACGGCATGGGCATGCGGATACGGGCGATGGCGCCGTGGTCCGCACTGGTCCAGGTGATGACTTCCATCAGTGGGACTCCCGGGGCTGGGGGCGAGCGACGCCGAGCTTCCGCGTCGGCCAGCGGGTTTTGGATTTCGGCCAGATGCCGAGGTGCTTCGCCCGCATCCGGGCGGTCTTGGATTTGACCGCCACGTCCTGAGCCGTCTTCTCGCGGTGCTTGTCGCGAAGGGCCGGGGCGAGATTGCTCTCACGGTTCTCGCCGCCGTTGATCAGGGCGATGACGTGGTCACAGTCCCAAGGCTCTCCGGCTCCGATCTTGCGGCCGGAGATGTGGCAGCGGCCGCCGTGGGCCTCGAACACCCGAGCCCTGACGCGGGCAGGGATGGGGCTGTCGTCGGTCTTGCCGATCCATTCTTCGACGGTGCGGGACATCAGCCGTAGCTCTCCAGAGCATTGGCCAACGCCTTCTCCACCTCGGCGGCTTTCCCGTCGTTCTGAGCGCGAACTGCAGCCAGGAAGGCGACGAACTTGCGGTCGGCCTGCATGGTCTTCAGTTCTGAGAGCGTCTTGAACTCGATGTCCGCAATGACATGATCCGCGCGGGCGATGACGTCGACAGCCAGCGACGTCCCTTCATCGGCGTCGGCCTCAGCGCCGCTGGCTGTCGTATCCTCGGCGGGGGGGAGATCGCCGGGGAAGGTGTCGCCCGCGTTCGTACGCGGCTGGGGGGAGCCATCGGACGCGGGCTGGTTCGACGCGGCATCGGAGGTGGAGGGTTCCGCGTCGAAATCGGGGATGGCGTCGTCTTCATCAACGGCGCCGTGGATGGTGTTGAATCCTTCGCGCGGCGCGTCGTTCGGCGCGGCGAGGCGGGCAGCAAGGTTGGGCCGCTCGGTCGGAACGGCGCGGGCAGTGACCGGCTGGTAGTCCTGAACTTCCTCGGCGACCTGGAAGCCGCGCAGCATGTCTGCGCAGCCGTCGCGTACAGCCCAGGCGCGGGCCCTCATTGCGCGCATGCGCTGCGGATACTGCTGCCACGGCCCGGTCTTGCCGGAGAGACCCGCCTTGGCTGCATCGGTCTGGCTGAACGAGCGAAGGATCGTCTCGCCGGTGTCCGGGCGCTTCACCTCGCAGAAGGCGGTATCGTCCTCGTGCCATTCGCGGATGGTGCAGCCGTTGCGGCGGACCACGGCGACCAGGCCGTCACCCCAAAGCGTCGGCCGGCCATTAACGACCGCAAACGACTGGAGGCTTTGGAACGGCGCGAAGCCAAGCTCGGCGCCCGCCATGATGGCGACCATGATCTGCTCAGGCTTCTCGAGGCCGCGAGGCGCGAGGCCCGAAGCGGCGATGGCCTGCGAGACCCGGAACGCCTCGTCGAGCGACTGAGGGACAAGGGCGGCGACCGAGCCGCCTGCTACGATCTGCGGCCGAGGTTGGGTGGTGGTCACGGCATTCATCATGCGGCCTCAGTCTGGGGGTGGTTGTCGTTGGCTTCAGCGGCGATGACCTCAAGCCGCTGGTCGATCTGCTTGGCCGCCCAAGGCGGGAGGGTCAGGTATTCGGCGTCCTGGCGATCACCGCCGGGGCCGGGCCAGACGCCTGTTTCCACGCAGTGCGCGAACTGGTCGATGGCGCGGCGCAGCTGCATCCGGCCGCGGTCCAGATCGGCGCCGGTCAGGACGGTGACGCGGACGCAGTGGGGAGGGGCTTTCTCCACCCAGACGAGGGCGAACTCTTCCATCGGGCGGCCGAGGACGGCTTCGGAGGCCATGCCGACCAGGGCGGCCTGCATGTGGTAGCCGAACCCGGCGAGGGAGCGCTCCAGGTCGTCGTCTGCCACGCTGGCGGTCGTCTTCAGGTCCGCGAACAGGCCGGAGGCGTTTGGCACCACGTCGGGGCGGCTCTTCAGCCAGACGCCAGTCTGGACGTCCTTCCAGAGCAGGGAGCGCTCGACGAAGCCGTCCAGAATGCCCTGCTCGACCAGAGGGTGACGGGCGAGTGCTTCGGCCATGCCCGTGACGGCGGCCAGGTCGGCATCCGTGATCACCGTCTTGCCGGCGGCGATCATGTCGTCGCGCCACTGCTTCGCGTCTTTGGTCCGCCAGTCCGACCATTGCTCGGGCCGGGTGACGAACTCCTCGGACAGGCCTTCGGAGCCTTCCAGCAGCAGCTTGTGCGCCAGACGACCGAGGGCGAAGGCCGGGCGATCTGGCTGCGGTGCCCGCTTCGGGTTCAGCGGGCTGTCGACGTAGTAGTGCGCCGGGCTCTGGGCCCAGATGGTGCGCAGGCCGGACGATGAGACGGACGGGCTGTCGCAGCAGTTGCCGTGATACTCGGCCATGCTGAGGTCATAGACGCCCGGCTCGCTGATCTTGCCCGACAGGGGCA